GTGAGGCGGGAAGTAAAACCTAAATGGTCTAAAGACTAACACAGTACTGGCACTGTGTCTATCCCCTGAATGGGGGGTGACCCGCACCTGTGAGGCGGGAAGTAAAACCTAAATGGTCTAAAGACTAACACAGTACTGGCACTGTGTCTATCCCCTGAATGGGGGGTGACCCGCACCTGTGAGGCGGGAAGTAAAACCTAAATGGTCTAAAGACTAGTGTAGGCGAGGGGGGTAGTCAATGGGTGGTGGCTCCTCTGAATGGATGATTTGTAGTAGGGTGTGGGTACGAATTGGGACAATCGGTGTTTCACGGGCTATCGGGGCGTAAGCCCCGATAAAGGTACGAAATATGCAAGCTTTTACAGTAACAAGATCAACATCCCTCAAGGGATGTTGATTCTTGTTACTGAATATAAAAGCTGTGGCATTTGTCCGATTTTAGTGGTATAAAGTAACCCTAGTGCAATTCTAGAAGCGCCTCAACCAAAAAGTTATGATCATTTTACCTTGAAACAGTTCAAGTGGTGGGTATATCCCATCTTATCCCATTTTGATATTATATGGTATGTATATACTAGTTGTACAGTTGCCTATATTATATAGGTACATGTACATGGGCTAAACGGCGTATCGAGGGCGTTTTCCGCTGCCGTTAACTAAACCTTAGAGAAACCTCAAGTAGATTAAATAATCTCTTAACGTTCCCTTAACGTTCTCTTAATTCTCCTAGAGTATCCTAGATACTTCTACTCTAGATCCGACATAAGGGATACTTCCCTCAAGTAAAGGAGGCCTATATCTCCCTGTAGCGAGCACCGCACTGTAGCGAGCACCGCACTGTAGCGAGCACCGCACTGTAGCGAGCACCGCACTGTAGCGAGTAACTGTAGCGAGTAACTGTAGCGAAAGGAACATAAAGTGAAGTATGAACTGGTTAACTATAACCCCTGTACTAACCTGTACAGGATTAAGGCTCTCAAGCCATTCAATAATGTCAAGATGGGGGATCTGGGGGGTTATGTTAGCGGGGAGCATAATCTTAGTCAGGAAGGGGATTGCTGGATCTACGGGTATGGCGTTGTGGAAGGGACTTCTACTGTCACTGGTAATAGTACTATTATTCATAACTCTAATATTGATAACTCTACTGTTCATAATTCTAATATTACTGATTCCAATGTTACTGACTCCGACGTTAAGGATTCTACTGTTAAGGGTTCCGTCATTAAGGATTCTGCTGTTACCTATGGATCTGTTGTTACTGATTCCGACGTTACTGATTCCAATATTGATAATTCCATCATTACTGATTCCATCATTACTGATTCTGTTGTTACCTATGGATCTATCGTTACTGATTCTGTTGTTACCTATGGATCTATCGTTACTGATTCCAATGTTACTGACTATACCGTTGATGGTAAAATCCTTAACGGTGTAGTCAGTAACGATAGTGCTTGGTAGGCAATGCCCCTGTAGCGATGTACTCAAAGGCGGTGAATATCTCTATGTTTTTTGATATGGGCTGGATAGAAAACCTAGGTAAGGAAATAGGTGAATTCGATAAGTATAAGTGGGGCAGCAGTATCTATCCCCATCAAATCCCTGTAGCGAAAGCCATTGCCCAGGGATCCCTCATTATCGGGGATGAGATGGGGCTAGGTAAAACGTTAGAATGCCTAGCAGGGTTAGACCTTGCAGGCAGCAAACGAGTATTGGTTATTACGCCAGCAGGGGTGGTAAAGAACTTCGAGAGGGAGGTAAAACAATGGACTAATCGCCCTGTAGTCCCAATGTACGGGATGAACCAGGGCGAGAAGCGTGCAATTATTAGCATGCTTCAAAGAATGGATAACTTCGTGGTTATCCTGAACTACGAATCCTGGCGTAAGGATGACGAACTACTAACGCTGCTACAGAGTTTATTCTTTGATGCCGTGGTGTGTGATGAGGCACACTGCCTTAAGGATAGTAGTTCGATTGTAGCTAGGGGAGTTAAGAAGCTGGTATTGGGAGAGAACCTTCCAACCATTGAAGGTTGGAAGCCTTCCTGTAGCAGGGTTGTACTGATGACGGGTACCCCCATTTTAAATATTCCCAGTGACATCTATACCATGCTACACCTGGTTGACCCCGTTAAGTTCCCCGGTGAGAGTAACTTCATTCAAAGATACTGCGAAAATAACTGGGCTAACAAGCAGGTGTGGGCTCCCGGAGGGTTACATAGGCTTAAGTATGATATCTCCGGGATGTTTGTTGCCAGGGATAAGAAGGCGGCAGGGATTATACTTCCACCGCAGAGGGAGGTAATCCACGAACTTGTATTAGATCCCGAGAAGTACCCGCAGCAGTACAAGTACTACAAGATGCTGAGCAAGTACAGTCAGATACTGTTGGAGGATGGTAAGACACTTACTGCCTTGGCTATTATCAGCCTTATTCTTAGGAAGAGGCAGATGGCTACATGGCCAGGGGGAATCGTACAGAAGGATAAGGAGGGAAATACCGTATTCTCTGTAGCGGAAGACTGTAAGGAGAGCGTCAAAGTAGATGCCGCTACAGAGATTATTGACGGGAGCGGTAAGAAGACAGTAGTGTTCTCCCAGTTCACAACCCCGCTTACTGAGCTGGGGAGTAGGCTCAGTAAGCGGGGCTATCGTGTAGCGACATATGATGGTAAGACCAGTAAGGAAGACAGGGCTAAGGTAGAAAAGGAGTTTGATAGGAGAACAACAGAGGGAAAGATTGACGTAGTACTGTGCAACTATAGTACTGGCGGTGTAGGCCTAAACCTTACCGCTGCCACACAGGTAGTACTGCTAGATGAGGCTTGGAATCCCGGTAAGAGGGATCAGGCGTATGCTCGTGTAGCGAGGATAGGCCAGACCCAAGAGACCACTATTCACGTACTCCGTGTAACAGAAACTATTGATACCTGGATGGCGGGAATTATCCAGCTTAAGGAAGGAGTTGTTGGGGATTTCGATAGCGGCGTTGAAGACCTTAATGAGGCACTAATGGAGGCTATCAAGGCAGGAGATATCTAATGGTTACACTGATGACTGCTACTATGGCAGTAGCTCTTGTTGTTATGTTTATTTGTGGGATATTCCGGGCTATGATGTGATAAGCTTAGCTATTGTTATTATCATCGGATTTATCATCGCTGAATATAATAGGAGTTAAAATGGTTACCTTTCTTGGCTGTATTGTTATCGCAAGTATTGTCGTGTCACTCGCAACCACTAAGTGAGAGGTAGTATAATGCATTTGTTCTTTAACTTCTTGGCGATGTTCGCTAGCCTGTTCGCTGACATCCTTAACATTCTTAACTCTAGGAGGTAAGAATGTTGGAATTTCTTATTGGATACTGTATTACCCTGAGCGTTATTGTGTTTTTCTTCAGAGGATACATGAAAAGTGTAGCTAGGTATACTTCCTGTTTCTACAAGTAATGTAGGAGATCAAAATGATTATGTTAGTCGGCACTCTGTGCCTCCTTGGGATGTTTTGTTTTCTCATCCTTAGATATGTCATCTATACCCTTAATAGGCTCGCTACACGGTACATCGGAAACATCGCGTGTACCGTGTACGTCGGAATGCGGCTCCTAGAGATGAGGGGAGATCTTACAATTGGCGATTAGGTTGTCGCCTATCACCTTCAAGGTAGGCGATAGGGTATATGCCACTATTAGCCCAGCGGAAGGTAACATCACCTGCGTCGGCACTGTAGCGAGAATCACGAAAGGGCATACGCTTATTGTTACCGGTGACTTTAGGCGTAAGGGTAAGAAGTTAGATCTTACTCAGCTTACTTTCTTTGACGGAGAGGTGAAACTACGTGGAAAATAAGTACTATGTAGAGGTAGCTGATTCAGAAAAGTATGTTGTATTCTCCGGAGAGGGGAGGAGTAGTGGATATTAGAGACCCTAGCGGGTACATCATGTTCAAGGGTGAGGTAATTTCGTCTATTGTATGCTCAGGGTGTGGTATTGAGCTTGTCGAATGCAACGGTAGGCTTTACGGCATTCAAGGAACATACTACTTCACTACCGAAGAAGTTGAGAAGGGAGTTACTAAGAAGTCGAAGAAGTATACGGATGTTAGGTATGATATGATTATATTTAGAGGTCTGGTATTCGTATTCGTTCCCACGTACATCACCATTGTAGCGAAGTGGTTTAATACCTCAGACAATATCGCCTTCGCTCTAGGAGCAGGGGCAGCTATCTTTACAGCGGCCTATATTTTTCATAACTATCTTAAGAAGTCTGAGGACGATAACAAGGAGGAAAAGTGAGGTACAGTGAAGGAGCCTACGTTACATTCGCTGTAGGAACAGCACCCCCTAAGTATTATACAGGGATTATTAAGGAGTACTTTCATGGATGTGATGATATGCCTAACCTGTATCGTATCCTGAGTGATAGTGGAGTACTTACCATAGCCTACGAGGAGAAGATTGTGGGATACGCAACACCACAGAGGGACTGTAACTTCTGGGAAGACGTCTGTTCCTGTTATGACGGGGCTAGTGATGAGGCCTATCCGGAACAGTGCGGTATCCACGGAGAAGAATACAGAAATGAGCGGTAGCTACACAAGGTTTAGTAGGTCATCAGAGAAGGCCCATAACTACTCAATTACTGATGACCATAATCCTGAGATGGTCATGTATAATGCTGAGCAGTATAAGCTTATGTGTAAGAAGGCAGTACATTGGATTGAAAAGAACAGGCCAGAGGAAGATGAAGTAGCTTATAAGATGCTAGGATTGGAGGAATATAGAGATGGGATCCTGTAAGCGCGGACCCGAGGATCCGCAGATGTACGTCGAGGTAGTACTCGCCAGATACGTCGACGGACTTACTTGGGCAGCTATAGAGGAAGAGTTCGGCAGATCGAAGAGATACCTAGATAGTTATATCAAGAGGCATAGGGATTGGGCAATCACTCATAATGTTATTCCTTACTTCTACAGAAATAAGCTTAGGGATAACCCCAGTGCTCAGTGGTTTATTCACAACACGAATAGGAGTATCTAATGTTTGAAGTTATGGATGTTAGGCACCTCATGCGTCTCCCTATCTCTGTAGCGGAACTTCAGTGTGCTAAGGGAGAGGATAGGATTATTAACTGCTACTGGAGTAGCAAGCATATCTACTAGATCTTACAACTACTATAGGAGGTAAGATGAAGATACCCGGTAAGGCTATCCTGCTTAGTAATAAAAAGGTAGTAGCTGTAGCGGGATTTGCAATCGTAGGGATGATCCTGAATGACAGCGCTACAGTGAATTCGCAGACACCTAATAAGTGCGATACTAAGTCTGTGGCTGTTATCACCCCTAGGCCCCATACAGCCCTGTTCGAAAAGATTATGCCCAAGAATCTACCTAGGCTTAGGGATGTGGTTGCCTCACGTATTCCAGATGCGCCCATCTCCCGTGTAGCGGAAGTAAACAAACTGGAGGTTATGGGGGATATCCCTAAAACATCCGGCGGTGTCTACTGCCTCGCTACAGGAGGGGAAGTAACTATTAAACCTGTAGAGTTCGTAGCCCCTCCCAAACCGGCCCTGAGTATAAGGCCTATTCCCACTAAAATGCGTGGTAGATTGTCAGATAGAGAGATTATTGCGGCTGTTAGGGCCGCAGGCTTCTCCGGCAACTCCGCAATTATTATGGGCGCTATTGTACTGGCAGAAAGTGGAGGCAACCCATCGTCCCGCTGCTATAATATGCACGGGACCTGCGTTCCTAGGTATGTTATGGGAGTAACGTCTGTAGACCGTGGTATCTATCAGATCAATAACAAGGCACACAGAGATGTGAGTGATAGTTGTGCAGTGGATATTGACTGTAGCGGGCATGCCGCTTACAGAATTGCTAACCATGGACGTAATTTTAGGCCTTGGTCTACTTACGGTAACCGCAGTTACCGTAAGTTTATGCCGAGGATCCAGGCGGCATCGTAGAATTGAGAAGATTATTTCCCTCGCTACAGGGGGCTCTGCGGCGGAAGTAACTACTGCTTTAGATATCAGTGACGTTCCGTTCTGGGAACTAGTCGGATGGAACACACACCTAGTAATGATCAGATATAAGGGTAATATTGTTACCCTTGAGTATAAGGAGAACTGATGAGCGCTATCCCGTGCAGTGACGACCTCTGTGATGGTACCTGTATCAACACTACTACGCACTATACTGAAACCCCTGTAGCACAGGAGGCTGAGGAAGCGCTTGATATTACGCCCGAAGCTGTAGCGGAAGGATTGACCTACAACCTCGGTATGGTTGTTGCAAACACCATGACAGGCAATCTTATGGGTGCTAGGATCTATCTTGACAGGGAGATCAAGCGGCTCACTAAGCTTGGAAAGAGACTGTAATGTACTGGCTGTATGTAATGGCGTTTAACTTCTTTGATGTAGTCTATACATCAATCTTCAAGGAGGGTTAAATGAGTACCCCTATTACTCCTCATTTTAAGCTAGAGGAATTTGCCTGTCATTGCTGCGGGAAATTGCCTATTAATACTACGCAGCTTCAGAAGTTGTGCTATGGACTTGAGAAGCTGAGAGCAGCATTTTATCCAGAGGGGCTTATTATCGTTTCTGGGGCTAGGTGTCGGGCCAACAATAACTCAGTAGGAGGTGCTCAGAACTCTATGCACCTCCTACCTAACTCATGCGCTGCCGATGTGAGCCCTGTAGCGACATACTCGCAGGTACGTGCCCTCAAGGTGTTCACAGGGATCGGAGTTAATAAGTCGACCGGTCTCGTGTCTCACGTGGACTGTCGCAAGGGTAATGTGTCGGCAGTAAATCCCGTGACGTGGCAGTACGCGAACCGCTAGTCATGTGGTATGCTCTTCACCAGAAAGAGAAACTGGTGAAGCAGCGCACGTAGTAGCCAGGGTTTCTCGAACACCACCCTGGTGAAGAAGCGACAGAGTAACCAGGGATCTCGACAGAAAAGGTCGGGTAACCTACAGGGTTACCCGACCTTTTCTGCTTAGGAGATAATATGCTTTGCTACTGTATGCTAGGATTTATGGAAGAATGCCCGAATAAGGACTCCGGCGGGTGCGCTCCCGACCCCAGGGACGACCCCGGGGATGCCCCGCCAGAGGGCACAGGGGGCGATTTCCCGGCCTCGCGGGGGCTCAAGGTGGACTTGGGTGTTGCCGATGTGAAAAGCACGGGCAGGAAGCGTGCTGTACTTGCAAAGCCTATTAAACCGGGCGCTCCGTGTGAGTGGTTGGGGTTGAGGTATGCAGGGGGCGGCGCTATTCCTATAGTCGGGTGCTTGGAGGGTACTCAAACTAATATCCATCACGGCCCTGACAAGAATACTCTGAATAATAGGCAGTCTAACCTACATGCCATCTGTAGCGAGTGCCATAATAGGTGGCATACGCTTAATGATAGCTACTACCCGGAGGAGAATCCCGGAGAAGAGTGGCTTCCGGAGCCTACTGTAGCCCATAGTATAGAACCTGCTACAGATGAGGATAAGCTTAGAAATGACATATACTGGAACACTAAGAAGGGCGATAGGGAAGATGAATACGGAAGCTGGCGCTGAGTTTGACGCCACTCGTAAGCAGCTTATTAGGGCGGCTGCACTTGAGGCTGCTACTAATCTCAAGTGTGGTACAATTGACGAGTTGCTGAGTGCGGCAAATACTATTGAGGCATACCTTACTGTCGGTATGGGAGAGTAATTTGGCTATCTCGAATAGTGAGGCAGCTACTTTCAACGAATGTGAACAAAAATGGAAGTACGCCTTCGTAGATAAGCTTGCTAAACGGAGGAAGAGCCAGGCGCTTAATCGAGGAATTGTTGGCCACGAACTTATGGCCGTGTTCTTCAGCTCGTTGAAGAACACACACGACTGGGATTACGCTATGGAGTCCCTATTTGATGCCTCTATTAAGCTATCTAGTGATAGCGACCCCGATAGAGCATCCACTGCCTCCTATCTGGTTAATACTATCGTGTCCTCTCTTAATTACTATAAGCAGCGTATTCTTAGTTGGGAAATTATATCGGTAGAAGAGGCCTATAGAGTAAACCTAGGCGACTTGGGCGATGGAATTACATATAATTTCAAAGTAGATCTGCTAGTAAGAGAGAATGGAGGCCTTATAAAGGTAATTGACTTCAAGTTTGTATACGACTTCTATAGTGATGAGCAAGTAGACCTTCTTCCTCAGCTACCTCTATATGTAGGAGGGCTTAGGGCCTCAGGTATCCCTGTAGCGAGAGCTTACTATATGTTTATTCGCTACAGGAATGTCAAGGAGTTGGGAGAGGGAAATAGATTCCTTCTCCGGCATGTAAATCCTAGTCATAGTAGGATTATACGAGCGTTCAAGGACATTATTCAAACATCTGAGGTTATTGAGTTCAGGCGAGACAGAGTACCTAGGCGTATGCCATCCACACAGGGGTGCAAGATGTGTAGCTTCAAGCAACTCTGTGTAGCGGAACTTAATGACGTTGATACCAGTATCATGCGTGCTGAAGATTATGTTACTTCTGACTACGGGTATGGAGAAGAGTAATGAACGAGTACATTATTGAGGTTCGAGTTGTAACTAGTAGTGATAACGGCAGTAATCAGAGTGTATTCTATATCGAAGATGACGACAGAAATAGGGCTATCCTTAGGGCCGATGCCATGTTGAGGTTCTCTATCCCCTCGGATAAGGCTTCGGCATACCGTATCCCTAAGAAAAGGGAAGGTAACTAATGGCTACAGGGGAAGAACTCCTTAACTCCCTCCTTGACAGCATGGCCCCTATGGAGGAAAATTCCCCCATGGCTAGGGTTATGCTTTACGGTAACTCTGGAGTAGGTAAGACAGTACTTGCGCTTAGGGTCGCTCAGGAACTTATTAATCCTGGGGAAAAGATTTTGTATATTGATTTTCGGGAAGGATTCACAACTGTTGCGGTGAATAGCATGTGGACTAGTCTCAGGAAAAACGTAGTCCGCATGCGCTACACGGGTCTCGCTCAGATGACTTCTCTAGCTATGGCTATGGAAGCCAAGGTGCCAGCTGTAGCGGACTTCAAGGTACTTATTCTTGACGAGTCTAGTAGTATGGCAGATAGGGAAGTATCCCACGTCTGCCAGAATAGAGCTAAGAAGGATGCTACTAAGGATCCGGATGAGCCGAAGCTTCCGGACATGGGTGTAGCGAGCACTCGCTACAGGAATATGGTAGACTCTCTTGAAAGTCTACCTATTCATATTATTCATGTCGCTCATGAACGTGTGGATAAGGATGACCGAAGCGTTACCGTTACGGGACCGGCGTTCATGCCGGGACTTAGTGGTAAGCTTAGAGAGAACCAACAGATCGTAGCGCGAGTTACCGCTACGGAGACCGACGGTGGTACGATTAGGTCATGCACTGTGCAGCCCACGATGCGGGTAGTTGCTAAGACCCGCATTCATGGTCTTCCATCAGAAGTAACGTTTGACCATCTGGTAGACGCTGTTAAGGCGTTTACCGACAAGCATATCGATATCACAGATCCTGCCATTATTACGGAGTAGACTAATGTCCATGTTTGACTTTACCTTTGAGGGCGTAACTCCAGCGTCTTTTGCCGTTCCCGGAGGTACGTATAACGCTATCATCTCTGACGTTAACGTTAAGCCAACAGCTAGCGGGTATAACGGATTTAATATTACGTTCACTGTCGTGGACGGGGAATACGAGAATCGTACTATTAGGCAGTGGCTCAGGCTGCCCAGTCCGAACACTAAGCCTTGGACTTCTGCTAACGGTAGGGTAGTGTCTCCAGAGAAGCAGAATGAAGATGCTAAGTCTAAGCTTCTTAGGTTTCTTTTGGATATTGGACTTACTCAGGATCAGACCGATAGCGTGAACGCTGATATGCTTATCGGTAGGTCCGTACTTGTTACGGTACGGCCGCGCAAGGATGACCCTGGTAATGTAAATGTTACTAAGGTTCAGGGTACTGATAGCCCATTTGATACCGGGCAGCCTACCGGCAATCCGTTCCTCTCTATGTGATAAATAGTCCAACGCTAACAAGGAGCTATACAATGCGTAAGACTGCTATCGTTATTGCAGCAACTATTCTCGCTGTTGCCGGAACTACCGCAGCCACTGCTGCTCCCGCTACAGTTAAGGCCGCTAAGACTGTTACTGGACCCCGCGGCCCGCAGGGTATTCAGGGTATTCAGGGTATTCGCGGACTCCAGGGTATTCGCGGACTCCAGGGTATTCAGGGTATTCCCGGTGTAGCTGGCAAGGACGGCGCTACTGGGGCTATCGGCGCTACGGGAGCTGTCGGACCTCAGGGTATTCAGGGACCTCAGGGTATTCAGGGGCCCGCCGGTCCTGAGAGTATTGTTAGGCGCTGCGGTACTGTAGAGGTTAACGCCGACTACGAGGCTCTTCCTGCTAGTGACCGGCGTCTCACTATTACCGGCCTTCCGGCATTCGCCAGTACCGGTTCGTACGATCTCACGGCTAACAACGCACTTGGTATCCCGGACGGCTTTCTGGCAGCCATTGATGTGGTCGCCATTCCCCGAATCAATGGTCAGACGACAGCTATGTTCCGTATCAAGCCTTCTGGCTTCAACGGAACTGAGTCCTATTCCCTCAGGGTCTGCGACTTCGCTCTTAGTCTTGGCTGATACGCAGTAGCACTACTTCCCTGTAGCGAGGATATTCTCGCTACAGGGAAGCCAGGGGCGGTAGCTCAGTAGGTTAGAGCAGTAGTCTTATAAACTACCGGTCATGGGTTCAATCCCCATCCGCCCCACGTATTACTTGGACTAGTAGCTCAGTGGAAGAGCGCTGCCTTTACACGGCAGATGTCGTAGGTTCGAACCCTACCTAGTCTACTCCATACCCACTAAAGGAGGCATAATGAAAATGCATACTATAATTACGTGTACCTTTGAACTCCCATTCTACTACAAGGATAACCTAGACGTAGATGAAGATCTTAGCGCAGAAGAGGATATTTCTGATTGGATAGGCGAGTATGGTATGGATGAGACGCTACTGGATTACCTTACTACCGTTGCTGTAGCAATTAAGGAGAAGAAGTAAGTAAAACGTATACTATTACGCGCACGTTCGAAGTACCGCGGGCCTAAAGGAGAAGCATGCTAAAGATAATTAGCTACAATGAGCTGTCTCCGGAAGTTAGACGGTTAATCTGTACCTGTAGCAGTGATGGTACCCCATGGGGTACCAGGCCTACTATCAAGCCTGTAACTAAGCAGCTGTACGTATGTATTAAGTGCCATAAACACAGGATACACGATGCCTACATATGTATTAGGTGTACTAAAACATTTGTGAAGAATTTCATGCATCCAGGATTTTGCTGGAAAGCGCCAGTATGTTGGGAATGCTTAGATGATAGTGATTGGTGCCACCACTGTCAGGAACAATATCCGGCTCTCTTTAGAGAAGATAAATACACAACCAAGATAAATTATGGCCCGCCAGATAACGAAACACTGTCATTTCTCAATTCCCTGTAGCAAGGGGTAGCAGTATGATAACAGGAGACCCAAGAGAAGATCTTATAGAGTTCTTTACTTTAGTCTGGGGTAAAGATACTAATGGTCTTGTCTATCTTCCAGTAATTATGGAAGACGGTAATGTCAGGAAGACGTGGTATAAATGGCCAGTGCACCAAGATTTTGTAGTAAAGCACGTACTAGCTAATGCTGAGAATAGCGATGTATACTTCTCACCCGTGCTATGGAAAGAACCTAGAATAGCTAAAGATGCTGTTCTTCACACTAACGTGGTGTGGGTCGACGTAGACGGGAAGGTCCCAGATACCTGGGACCCGGTACCTCCAAACATAATAGTACAGAGTAGTAGAAGTAATAAGATTCATACGTATTGGTCGCTTAGCTCACCTATCACCGATCCATCTGTAGCGGAGTCTATAAACAGATCATTAGCGTATAAGCACGATGCTGACCCCTCGGGCTGGGATATTGAGCAACTACTTAGACCACCCTATACTATAAACCATGGAAGAAATCTACCTACAGTACTACGTAAGATTGAACATGTATACAGTACATTAGAGGAGTTTGGAGAACTACCAAAAGTAAAAGCTGCTGTATACGAAGCAATTGATGACTCCGACCTTCCGGATATGGTAGGAATTCTAGGTAAGTATTCCTGGGATGAGGATACCCTAGAGTTGTTACAGAAAGATATGCAAGGTAGAGATAGATCCGACGCGCTTATGCGTATAGGATTTAGGTGCGCAGAGCTAGGACTAACCGATACTGAATCCTTTGCAGTACTACTACATATGGATGACAGAATTGGCAAGTTCAAGGGAAGGTCTGATAGAAAGAAGCGTCTAACAGCTATTATAGTTAGAGCTAAGACTAAGTACCCCAAACCTCTTCCTGTAGCGGAAGAGTTAACCGTATCTAGTACTGAGGAAGAGGTGAAATATAGTTACAAGTTTAAAGAATTTGTAACAGAGGACATAAAGGTAGAATGGGCGATAGACAACTTAATGGAGAAAGGAGGATGTGGTCTAATTGTCGCAGATCCTGGAGTTGGGAAGTCCCAGTTGCTTATGCAGCTGGGACTTCGTCATGTTCTGGGCAAATCTATCTTGGGGTTCGACTTCCCAGGACCTGCTACAGGGGTACTATTTAGCCTTGAGATGTCTATAACTGGTACCCATAGGCTCCTTAGCACTATGGCTAGGGACTTTACGGAGGAAGAACTAGACGCGCTAGAGCGAGGTTTCACAGTTGTTCCTCGTGGTGAGTCTATGATTCTAGGAAGAAAAGGTAGTGGAGCTACCTTCTTTGAGTCTATCCTGAAAGAGACTACTCCAGATTTTATTCTTATAGACTCGCTACAGATGGTGCTAGACGGGGGTCCCCAGGATGATATAGCGGTAAAGGAGCTATTTGCTTACCTTGGGTTGGTTAAGAAATACTTTGGCTGCTATATATGGATAGTCCACCACCAGAGGAAACAAAGTCAAGATAGTTCTTCTAAAGCTATTAAGACTATTTCTGACGTGTTCGGCTCTGTGTATATTACAGCTAATACGGATACTATTATAGCCCTAAGTAAGAATGACCTTAATAACCCTAAAGCAGGACTTACTCTTAGACAAGTTAAAAATAGGTATGCTGAAGAAGGTACCTGCTTTAGTATCTGGCGAACAGATAATCTATCCTTCACGAGGGAGGATTTAAGTGGAGGTACGGAATTGGGAAGTAGTGCCCCTGCTGAAAGACCAGCAAATAGGACGGCCAATAACGGACTCAATTACTAGTACGACAATCTCTATGATAGAGTTTTTCGCACTAGTAGTTGAGACTCCGATACTCTTTATTGACACAGAGACTAATGGAGACGATATTAGAGATGGTAGAGGATATTGTCAAGGAGTCAGCCTCGCATTGCCCATCTGTAGTGGAATGTACGCGGGGATGTGGGCCTGTCATTACATGCCCTTACGGCATAAGTTTGGATTCAATTATTCGGGGCACTGGAGATCCGCTCTATATAGGGCGCTACAGTACAGGAAGGATAGAGGATTACCCAACGTCTACCATAACGCTAAATTCGACATTGCCTCTATCCGTACTCTTGGAGTAGATCCAGGATACACATTCTATTGTACGATGCTAATGGACCATCTCATGAGAGAAGAGGATCCTCTTCGCCATAGTTTGAACTCTACTGCTGCGTATTGGGTGGGGGAAGAGGTAAGTAAGCAGAATAAAGATATTTCTATTTTAACGAAAAGTCTTGGGTGGGAAAATGTACCGTCCGAGCTTATGTACCACTATGCGATGCAGGACGCCGCGTTAGTTGGCCTTATCTTTATGGCTATGCAGAATAGATGGAGAAAGGAGGGACTTGAAGACTATTGGGTAAGTCAAAAAAGAGAGATGGTAAAAGCCATCTTGGATATGGAGAAAATAGGGATAGGTGTAGACGAGGATATTTGTAACCTTAATATTGCCATTGGTAATAGTGTAATGGCGGAACTGGAGGACAAGTACGAGGCACGAATAAACACAAGAAAATTTCTTGAAGACGCGCTTATAACTAAGCTGGGATTACCTGTCTTCTATAACAAAAAAACAGGTAATCCCACATTTGATAAAGAGGCAATGGAAAAGTATGATAGCCTGCTACAGGACATGGACAGTGAACTAGCTCAGGATGTCATTACTTATAGGGGATGGCAGAAGACTGTTAGCTCCAACTATAAGGCCTATCTAGAATTACGTAGCCATGATGGTAAACTTAGGCCTAATTACTGGCTACACGGAACTAAGACAGGAAGGCTTTCCTGTAGAGAACCCAATCTGCAACAAATACCTAGGGAATCCTCCAAGCCATGGAACGGGCAAACTAAACTAGCATTCAAGGTTGACGACGGTTTCGAAGGCTGGGAAGTCGACTATAGTCAGCTTGAGTTGCGTATAGCTACCTCCTACGCTGGAGAAGAGGGACTTGTACGAGTATTCAACGAAGATAGAGACCTATTTACTGAAATGGCTAAGGAGATGGGGATACCTAGACAGCAAGTAAAAACATTCGTCTACGCTACACAGTATGGGGCAGGGGATGGTAGAATAGCAGAGGTTCTACACATACCAAATAATGAGGCAAAAGAACTTATAGTCAACTACTACGCCACATATCCGGGATTCAAGGAAATTAAAGATGCTGCCGTAAAAGCAGCTAGATTACGAGGATATGTAAAACTATGGTCCGGAAGAAGGAGACACCTAGACAAATTCTCAGCTAAGGATGCCTTTAATTCTATCGTACAAGGAGGTGCGGCCGATATCGTAGAAAGAGCTATGGTTAGATTAAATAGGGAGTTAGTTAACGTAGATTGTAGGATGCTACTTCAGGTCCACGATAGCATTATTTTTCAGATTAGAAATGGCAAGTCGGACTACTATCTTCCTAAGATTGCAGCAATCATGGTGGACAATCCTGAGTTCGGAGTAAAATTTAATGTCGAAGCTAAGAGGTTCGGACAAGTATAATGTATATAGCCATTGATCCCGGAGAGGGAATACGTAAGCCTAGTATTGGTGTAGCAGTATTTTCTAACACCGGAGAGCTTATACTCGCTCACCAGTTCTATATGCAGGGATTTGTCGACTGGTTAGAGCATGTATCTGACAGTGACGGAGATGTGACTATTGACCACATTATCTTTGAAGAATACCGCGTAAGAAAAAATAAGGCTATGGCGCATGTAGGTAGCAGATTGCCTACCCCTGAGACGATAGGGTATATTAAGACCTTCTGCTACAGGAAGGGGATACCCTGGACTGCACAGCGAGATGTGGACGTACTTGGCCCAGCGCAGAAACTATTTCAAATAAAGATGCCTAGTAACCATGATAATTCCCATAGTGTGTCAGCTGAACTACACGGAAGATACTGGCTATGGCAGAATGGTATAATTAAGACAGCATTGGAGACCGAGTATGCGAAAAGATAAACTAGAAGAGCGCAGCAAAAAGAGGGCTGCCGATAAGCTGGCAGCCCTCTTGGGTATTACGGATCAAGATATTATCGATACAGAAGTAGAAAAAGCAGTTAGAAAAGAGGAAGTGGGCCTAGAAGCAGAAGCGGTACTGTATTATATCCGTAAGCCCGGAGCGTTTATTACTAAGCTGTGTTTACGCTGTGAAGAACCCTTCGCCACGAACTATAAGTACGTAACCTACTGTAGCGATAACTGTAGACGAAAAGCTCTACTGGCTATTGGAATCAAGTGGGATAGCTCTAAAAGACAGGAAGATAGATGGAGAGGTGAGCCACCTCTAGTTATACCTGCGACTGCTCTCGCTGTAGCGAAAGGTAGAGCTGCCGAATACGAGAGCCCTGTCGAAGAGTCGTATCAAGAAACTCAAGATGAAAAAGTTGGAGAGAAACAGCCTCCTGCAAAAGTAGAAGCAGATCCTGATCTGATATCCTTCTTCTCTCAGTTCTAGTCTTACCGCCCCATAGTCCATTTTCATTATGGACAGTACCGAGCATATAGCATCTATAGACTATGGGGCACCTATCACATACCTTCTTATACGGATGGTTCTCAGAGGAGATCTTACCCTCTGGTTCGTCGAAAGAAGGAGAAATAGCGCAAATGGCGGCATCACGCTCAGCACGGTACTCACGTCTCATGAGTACTAGCTTACAGCATGATGCCGCCATTTGTCATTTCACCGCAGGATCGTCGATAAGAGGCGTAGAGGTAGACAGCGGAGATTTCATATACGCAGCTACAGCAGTCAGTGCCGAGCTAGTTACCGCGTATAAAAGCTCTCCCCACGTAATCTTGCCATCTTCCCCTGTAGCGAGAACAGAAGTTGCTACAGCTACTCCTATTACGAACCATGCTCTGGATCTAGTTCGTGTAGTACTATGCCTTGCTGCCATCCCATACCATCCTAACCACAATATCTACGATAGTAGCTACAAGTGCACCTATTATAAGCCACAATAAGTGCGCCCTATCTGCCTTTAGACAGTTGACTTCTTTTATTAGGTTAGATGTTACTGCATTAAATTCAGTTTCTAGCCTTGCAAGTGCAATACGTATTTCTACTAGCGCATCCTTAAGCTGATCATTTGTCACTATCCAATTCCCATTCGCTTAAGGACACTCATAGCATACGCATTTATGCTAGGATACGCACCCTGCTTTTTATTATATCCAGACGGATTTCTTACATAATTAGAGGCAGTTCTAGGCCCTGCATACCAGGCTACAGCTGCTCCTGCTGGTCCCCACTTAGAGTAGTATTGCTGTAACTGATGAGAAGCTACTGCATCCTGTATTTGTGGACTATGGAGATACTGTGCTGGTGTAACGCTATACCCTAGTGCTGCTTTACTCCAGGAGGCTACATTAATAGGCATTACTTGGTACTTACCTAAAGCACCGGAACTCTTATTTACCTTAGAATAAACTCCACCAGATTCCTGGCCAATTATAGCATTCCTAAAATTCTCGAATGTATTGCCCTTACTTGGTGCAAAGTGCATTGGAGAACCTCCTGTCGTCCCCCCACCTACGGGCGCAGAAGTAGTAGGCACACTCGGAACTGTAGTACTTTCCGCTACAGGTGGAGTGAACCTTATATTCTTTAGCTGGTCTAGGTACGCTTTTTGCTGTTTAGCTAGAGCTGCCGCTTGTGCAGCCTGCCATTTGGCCTGAGCAGCCGCAGCTAGTTTCTGCTGCCTTGCTGCTTCTTCCTGCTGCTTAACCTGTAGCGTCTTATCAGCTAGCTGGGAAGCAAAAGCAGAGGCAGTAGTACCCATGCCATTAATAAAGTCCAGGCGTTCCCGCAGATTTTTATCGTAGTTCTCAGCCACGGTTATTCTTAGCCCTTTCCTTCGCCATGTCAGAATACTTCTGCCTAAGCTCCGCTAGTGTTCCCTTCTTAATACTTGGAGTACTATAGTCTGTAATGCCCAACCCTGTCATCCAGTTAGTAAGCGCCACAGGGTTGATACCTGCCGGTACGTTTCCCTTATCTACGGCACCAGTAGAGCCAAGCCCACCAGTAACTGAATGCCCGGTAATAGCGGCGATAGGCCCAGCTATTGGTATCTGCCTATCCAAGTAGTCAGTAGTATTTCCTATAGGTATACCGGTACCGAATCCTGTACCAGTAGCCAACTCATATGGCACCTTAGCAAATGGAGTAGCCGCCTGTAGCAGAGTGCTAATAGGGTTACCCTTTAATGTGGAGTTTAGGGTTCCAGCTACGGGATCACCGGACAAACTAGCGCCGTAGTTATGCGCACCTATAGAGAATTCTGGACCGGTAATTACGTTATTGCGCAAATAAGAAGGAAGCATAGCATCTATAGGAAAGGGATCGGCTATACTATCAGGGTCCATTCCCATAACTTGAGCGAAGTTATGCTGAGCCTTAGGTATAACCAGAGTGCGGCCAGGCTTCGTAGCTAGGGCCTCTATAATAAGAGGAGTACTCTTTCGCATCCAGCTATAGAAAGGTATTGCTCTACGCATAACCTTTCGTTCAAAGTTAGTCAAGTCTGTACCGTCAGGGTGCCACTTTCGTGTAGCAGCACCTGCTTCTGCTACAGCTTCGTCCAAAGTCTTAGCGGTAGACTTTTCAAGAACGTCTATAAACTGAGCCATACGCGTATGATGGTTAATAAGATCTGATGTTCTTCCGGCGGTCTTAAGTATAGTGCGGCCTATCTTGCGTACAGGATTTGCTGTACCTCTCGCTACAGCGGCGGGAGAAAGTTCTTCTGCCGTTCTGAAGTCGCTCAGTAATCCCTGTGCATGCGCACTACGCCATACCTCATCATCAGTGATAGCGAATTTACCCGCTACTAGTATTTTACTTCCCTTAGCTGCTGACTTAGCAAGAGGTATGTCATTCTGTAGCGCAGCAAGGCCATCCCAGTCAGCATACATCTTAGACCTACCAGAAAGTACTCTAGCTGCCTTCGTATATTGAGCAGGATTATTGACACCTGCTAGCCAATTTAGGATAACATCTCCCATACCGTTAGCTACATGGTGCCCAGGCCTAAGTACCGTTACGCCAGATTTCCATATGTTCTGTGCCCTGTCGAATACGTTAAGCACAGAAGTAAGATTACTATTCTTAGACCCCGTAGATGCTAAGTTACGTATTGACTCGTAGTACGGGAGTTGCTTTATTATGTCTCTACTATAGTACATATTAGGGTCCATGTACTGATAGAGATTACTAAGACCTCTATCATCAGTCAGCTTAACAAAGCCTTCTTTAGGTACCTTACTAGCAAACTCAGAGGTAGTACTTATAGTTCTACCTATGGTCGCGTCAGTTAGTGCAAACTGGTATGCAGAATGTATGCGGTCAAGAGTATCTAGTGGATCGCCTACATCAGCCCAAGATTTCCATACCTCTGCTTGATCAGTAAGGGGATTAGAGACATCAAAACGTATATGCTTAGGTACTCCATAGTAATCCATAAGTTTATTTACATGCTGAGGAAAGAAGCCATTTCTAGTTATAAACGATCCATTCTTACCACCAGAAAATACTATATCTATAGACTTTCTCATACTGTCCATTACTTCAAGCATACCAGGATCTGTAATATTAGACCCGAACTGCAAGTGCCTGAACGCCTCAGATAGCATTTTACTGGCATCATTTCCAGCGTACTTCACTGCTACCTGCGCTGTAGCGGACATAAGGGTTCGATGCATTTCATTGAACTCTCTAGCTGCATTAGTACTACCCCATAGCATATCATGCATGCCAGATATCCCGTAGCTGCCTACAAAAGTCTTTCCACCAACCTCCTTCGCTACACGTAGTTTATTAAGCAGCCCTACGTTACCCCTAAACAAACCAGCGTTTAGTTTTACAGCAAACTCTTCTTCCAGGTCCACCACGTTTTCACCCATGGCAGCGGAAGCGGTACGCGCCTCGGCCTCTCGGCTGGCCTGCTGTGCCGTCCCAGAGGCCTTCAGGGACGCCTCGGCTGCCTTCCCTACCGTACTACCGCCACTAGTAACGGTTCTTGCAGTATCAGCCTCTGCGAGGTCACCAGGGCCGATACCGCGAGAAGAAAGCTCAGTATCGACAAGTACTCTAGCGATAGGATTAGCTTCCGCCGGAGCTCCGATGGCGCTTCCGACTTTACCAATCTCATTGCTGCGGTTAACAACAGAAGAAAATGCGTCAGAAGAAGATATGGCGGCATCCGATATTCCCTGCATTAGCTTGGTTACTACTTCTTCTGTCATGGACTGCACTGCGGTGCCTACCTGAAGGCTATGAGACGCATAGTTCTCGTTTACCTTCTGTAGTATAGATGGCATAGCTTTGGATATAGATTCTACTATGCTAGCTGCTGCCGCTTCTCCGGCCTTGTGCTTACTAAGATTTCCGCCAGTCTTAGCATCCTTTAGTGCGAATGCAGCTGCCTGCTTAGCTAAATCTGCGTTGCCGCCGTGTATAGCAGCAGTTACCATATGTTCTGCGGCGTTCAGAAACCCTGTTGGATACACATTCATGTACATAGCGGGGTTCTTGAACATGAACTTCTCTACAACGTCACGAGGTAGAGAAGTAAGAACATCTCCAAGTGATAGTAGAATTCCATTATTATCTACACCAGCAATAAGCTTAACACCAGTTTTACGGAGAGCATCTTCCGCTACAGTAAGAGCCGGCACTACCTCGTCGTACATATCTCTAGGCCGAGTAGTCTTCCAATAGGCTGTCTTCTCTGCCCCCTTGAGCTTAGAACCTATCGCTGAACTTCGCTCTGTAGCGGATTTTATAAGACTGCGCATTAGGTCTGACTGAGCAAAACTATGCCAACCGTAATAGTTTCTAGCCCTACCCTCAAACGGCTTAGGACTAGTCCTAAGTGCCTTATCTATATCAGTTACCCACGCCCACTTAACCTTATCAGTAGGGTCTATAACATTCTTAAATATAGCAGTAGGAAGAGCTTGTCTGAGGTCTGAAGCTATCTGAGCGGTTACGGGAACTCCAGCACTTCTTACTATAGACTCTCCACCTGTAGCAGCTATTCTACCCATCGCTACAGATGGTGTCTCTACGCCACTCCACCACTTATCATGCAAAGTAGGCCTAGCGGTACGAGAGGTAGTAGTCTCCGCCATGGGTATAGCTCGTGCCGAAGAGTTACCTGACTTGGAAAGAACCTTATTTGCCTTAGCTTCAAGCTCCGACAGCGACCTGACACCTTGCTGCTTAAGTACAGTATCTATATAGTCCTGTGGGATATGGCCTTTACTTGCCATATCCATAAACTGAGATAAGGTCTTTACTGACCCTCCGACTATAGTCTTAGTCTGCATTTCTGCTACTCTCTTAGCAAATAGTGCCGGAGAGTTAGCTGAACCTATATACTTTACTTCTTCCGGAGTAAGTTTGGCGGAGTGCTTTATAGTCCAGGCAAGCTTCTCTGCCTTACTAATACGAGTAGGTGTAGTCACGTTGGCGTCCACCATAGTAACTACTTTACGAGTCTTAGTAGCAGGCTCGACTGACTTTCCTAGATCTTCTAGAAATGTCATATCAAACGGGGAGTCTGTCTTAGCTGCCCCATCTAGAACTCTCTGAAGTCCCTTAGCATTCTTTATACCAGTAAAGTCTCTAGATTCGCTTATTCTTTGCACATGCTTCTGTAGCAGAAGCTCTAGATCCTTATCAGCAAGACCAGCTGCCCAGGATGATACGGGAAATCCCGCTATTTTATAGCTAGGAGTCTTTAATATAGCATCCCTAATAGCAGCTTCCCTGGCCCCTGAGCCAAGAGGGGTAGGTCCCTTAGCTATAGGATATGACTCAACTACATCTATTAATTTAGGTACCTTTGTAGTAGTAGTTACCCCCTTATACAGGGGATCTACAGTAAGTCCAGGATACTTATAGGTAGGGGCCTCTTGTACTGCCTTGGTTATATTCTGCCTTGTAAGCGCGTCAGCAAACTGTACAGGATTTAATTTATCAGCTATACCTTCTGTACCTGCCGCAAACCTAGGACCGGGCGCGGTAAGTGCAAGCATATCCTTTACAGGATTAGTAGGATCATGTATTCCAGAAGGGCCAGCTGTAAAAACCCTAGGTGGGGCTTCTATCGCCTTAGTGGGAGTATAACCAATAGCCTTAGGCGTACTATCTACTATTATACCTTCTAGTGGTTTAGCTGCAACTTCCGCTACAGAGGCCGCTTTGCTACCAACTAGCGCTCCCTTTATAGCCTTGACGCCCTTAACGATAGGGCCCAAACCTGTGTAGGTTACAGGATCCATAAGTATATCGGCAGAGAGCGCTGTAGCGAACTTAAGTGCAGAATTATCTACCTTTTCTGCTACTACGTCACCTGGGGATATATGTTCCTGGCCAGATAATCCCTTCCAGGCTCCCTTAGCTAGGGATTCCCAGCCCCCAATACTATACAGTCCACGTTCGGAAGAATTAGGATTAGGATAGTCATTCTTAAGCTGATTAAGTGCAGAACCTACACCATGCATTGGCCTAGTAAGCATATCCAGGCCAAACTTACCAACAGATTTAGTTCCGCCCCATACGCTATCCCATATACCGCCACTTTTTACTGCGCCAGAAGTGGCCTGTGCAGGCGTAGTCTGTACTTTAAGAACAGCCTGAGCAAGATTCCAAGTGGGGTTATTAAGTTGGTTATTTGGATCGGAGAGTCCCTGAAGCGCTGCCAGCTGTAGCATGGCAGTTTGGTGCTTAGTACTAGAGTTAATGGCCTGAAGTTTAGCCATACTACCAGCAAAATCATATCCGCTTGCAGCTGCCTTACTTGCGTAGGACGCGGATAGGTTCTTCATTATTGCATCAAAAGCAGTGCCCACTTTTACTACCCTCCCATCTGAACGAATGAGTTAGGCCTGGCCCCTGTAGCCCCGTACATAGATATAGCAAGCGCCATAAGCTGATTAGTCATTCCAGAAAGCTGCGGATCCTTTCTTGCTGCTTCCGCTACACGTTGTGCGTATTGTATACCAGACGACGCTGTAGCGGGATCTATGCTACTTGCTAGCTGTATTGCCTTGCTGGCTAGATCTGCCTGCCCACCAAATATTTGATTAGCCTGAGAATAAAGCTGCTGCCCAGCACCGGACATACTGTAGTTCTGAGAAGCAGTGGGTGTACGGCTAAGTTGCAGCTTAGCCAAGTCAAGTGCCGCGGCATCCTGAGCAGCTGCGCTATTAGCTAAAGCAGCCTGCTGCTGCGCCTGAAGTTGAGCCATTCCAAGATTATAGTTATTCTTAGCAGTGTACGACTGAATAAGAGCATTAGCTCTATCAGAAAGCGACTGAGTATACTGGGACTGAAGCTGCGAGGCTAACTGTGTGGCACCAAGAGCAGAATTACTCTGAATTTCGGATCTTCTAGACGCCAACTGTGCTAGTTTATTACTCAAGTCCATCTGATTAGACTTACGGGCCTGCACGCCCTCAAACTTAGCTATATTCTGCTGCTGCCCAGCGAAATTAGCCGCGTTCTGGCCAGTCTGGGCAGCGAGATTCTGAGCTGCTAAGGCTGCATTACTCGCTACAGAGCCCATGAATGCCTGATCTGATGCTGTCTTAGGCGCAGTATCTACTGCTGCTGCCTGTATACCGAGCTTTGACAACATATCCGCAGACTGCTGAGCGGCTGTAGAGTAGTTACCCGCTACAGCGCCACTGGCCTGGGACCCAATACCCTTGATAGTAGACAGGGTACCTGCGTTGCTAGCAGCTATAGCCGCGTTATCTTTTGCCATGCTCCCCTGTAGCGCGGCATACATTGAAGTAAGCTGAGCATCGTTATACTTAGCGTTACTGCTAGCCTTATTAGACGACTGGGTAAGATCGGCTAGTACAGGAGCGTAGGCTCTCTGCATCTGCCCTGTAGCGTCACCAATAAAATTAGGAGCTTTTACGCTAAAGAGCTTACTAATCTCTGCTGTAGGATCAGCGTAGGTAAACTGGCCAGTAAAGTTAGTATCAGGCTGTATAGTAGTCTGACTCGGGTTGCTGGCTACCTGGCCTGTAGCCATCGCTGCATCTCCACCACCCTGTAGCGCGGCAAGCCCTAAATCAAATGGACTTGCTTGGCTGGGAGCAGTAAGTGCAGTAGGGTTAGGCACAGAATTAGGATTAGCTGGCAAAGTGGTAGCATTAGGTACCGTACTAGGCACATTAAAGTTAGTGCCACCAATAAGCCAAGGATAGTTAGGTATTGACGGCCTTCCTGGTGATACCTTTTTAGGGGCAGCCTTAGGGGCGCTGCCATACGGATCAGCCCTCAATTTACACCGCCGATACTGAAGATGAGCCCACTAGTCCTAGAGCCCTTCGGTTAATTGCTTCCTGCCTGGCTTGCTGCTGAGCCAACTGCTGCTGAGTTATATACTGGCCCATATCTTGCTGTATACCCTGTAGGTATGCCTGCCGGGATGTATCCAACTGAGTCTGCTGTCTAGCATAGTTATTAAGAAGATTTGAGTCCGCAACACCAAACAACCCAGATCTAAGCATGCCTCTGGAGGCATAGTCTTCATTCTGATTTATTCGTGACTCATCCTGCTGCGTGTTAAGGTCTCTGCTATTTAGCGCGTACTGATTATTATAGTTAGTTTCCGCTGCAAGTTCCGAAGCTTGGTAGTCAGCCAAAGCCTTAAGAATAGCCGCTTGCTGACTTTGATACCCTGTATCGTTAGTAAGATATTCATCTATACTCGGCACCTTAGGCGCTTTGGGGTCTATTACGGGCTTATTTATAGAACCAGTAGGCGGCTTCTTAACTGCTGGGGCCTTAACTACTGGCTTCTTAACTATTCCTGATACCGGCTTCCTCGCTACAGGGGTAGTAGGCGGCCTGAGAGTTACATTAGCCATACCTGGAGGCTTAGGCTGCGCGGGTAACGTGGCAGGCTTAGAGGTGCCTACAGGTTGTATACCTACCTTAGTAGGTATAGGCATGGTACTTACTCTACCCGGGGCTGGTGTTCTAGTCCCTATAGGAAGAGCGTATACTTTTCCAGGTACTGTAGGACTAGGTGCGGGCGTAGCTTTTCCTACAGGCTGAATAGTAACCTTAGTGGCCATAAGGAGACGGACCTCCTAGCGCGTCTATGCTGGCAAAATTTCCCCGCTGCTGGGCCTGTAACTGCCTAAGCATGGCGTTACGCCTGGCCCTAGCTTTAGCGTCCCTTTCCCTGTAGCCGATAGGGTCCACAGGACCTATAGTTGGCATAGATCTTCCACCTCCGTATACTTTATTTCCAGCTGCCAGGTTGCTAAATCCGCCTCCTGCAACTGATACGCCAGAATACATACTCATATTTCTGCGCCCTCACTTCTCGCTACAGGGGCCTGCTTCTGTGATACTTCAGCTACTATATGGTTAATGCTACTGCTAGCTGTATGTCTATACCCAGTAAGCTGAACAGAGAATTGTATACGTGGGAATCTGAGACTATTATGGGCCTTTATATATTTTCTATTTGGAGAGGTAACGCTAACTTGAGTTACCGTACTATACGCGTTTACAAGTAAGTCAGCCCAGCTGTAGTTATTGGCCTGATCCCAAGTCATACTAGCAAGAGTAGTCCAGGTATAGTAAGGAATAAAGGCATAAGGTATAGCTAGGAGTCTACAGCTGGCTTGGTTATTTGCTTCGCTTATGATGGCGTCTATACCCCACCAGTGTAGCCTCTTAAATGAATGTGGGCTGTCCATTGGATACATCTTAGTTTTAATTCTTGGGTCTGTTCTAACCATATCTTCTGGCATTCCTGTAGCGTATTCAGCATCCTGGATACTAACTACGGATCCAGTACTAGGTGCATTAGAGTTAATCGCACCAAGATATATTTTATACCCATAAGTGGATGTGCTATTGGCCACCTCTATAAACTTGCTTATAGGGCCTATATCCCACTGAGTCCAAGTATTATTTATGGGATAGTAGACAAAAGTTAAGTCTTTATAGCATATAACTATTCTATCTCCTACGGTACTAATACTTCCCGCTACAGGGTACGTCCCAGGAGTGGCTCCGCGCGTAATAGATACCTTAGTACCTATGCGAGTATACGTATATTGATCCAATCTGTACACGTTAGAGCCGTACAGTACGAATATAGCACTCTCGTACACCGTAACCCGTAGCGGGGAACTTGTACCAACAGTCTTAGATATATTCTGAACAAACCCTCTAGTCGGGGCAGAGTCGTAAGTTAGGACGTAAGTGCTATTAGATTTAAACAGATACAGAGAGGACTGTACTGCTATAACAGTGGTAAGGTACTGTCCATCACCTGTATTTATATCGATAAAATCAGAGCCACTCCACGTCTCCGGTGTGGCTAGGTTTGAGAAGTATAGTCTAGACGAAGATCCGGAGGCAGCCCACAGTCTTTCCTTGAACACGGCTATAGACGTCGCTGAGGGTATACCTCCTACTGCTGCACCTGTAGTTCCATTCCAGGAGTATCCACCAGCAGATGCCTTAGTTATATAAAACTTATCATTGTATTGCACGCCAGACGTAGCAACACCAAAGCTACCTGTAATCTGTACCCAACTAGTGGCATCCACGTAAGTAGTAGATGCCACCCTATAGTACAGTCCAGTACCTATATTAGCTATGGCATGAACTACACCACTAGTGTAAACAAAATACCCTAGTAGGTTAAAATAAGTATTATTAAGAGCTCCCCCCGGCAACGGTTCTATCGCTACAGGGGGTCTAGTCACAAGTGTGCCATCTACAGTGTAATCAAAATCGACGCACTCTACTAGTTCGTTATCTGCTATGGTGTCTGGTACCCCTGTAGCGTTGTTCAATCCGCCTAGGAAAGGACCTAGAGTAATTAGTGACCTACTCACATATCCTCCTCCATAATAGTTATTACATCGTAGAACCTAGAACTTGCCTGTAGCGAGAGCTCTTTTAATCCAGCACTGCTCTGATTTGCCTTTATCTGGGCTGAATTAAAATCATCATCCAACTCATAAGCCTGAGATAAGACATACTGTAGAAGTACTTCGTAATGCGTATCAGGAAGGCCTATATTATCTGATAGGCTAGTAATAGTAGGTGGCGTCTTACTGCAATATATCTTTATTGTTACGTCACTACTATCCGGTATAGGAAATAGATTTATACTATTCTCCCACTCGTACCAAGCAAAGGGAGTAGCTGTCTGTGTAGTACTTCCATACTCTGCAAGCAGGCTAGTTTGTGCCTGCTCAAACGTATAGTTTTCAAGCGGTATATTGTCATAGAATACTGCATTAAGTACCAGTATTGAATCAGAAGGGAAATTATACGTACTCTGTCCCGCTACAGAGAGTGTAGTGGCGGTAGTTCTGGTAGCCTCTCCTTGCTGTGCAATAGAGAGCTGACCCTGATTTATCCATCGGATTATATCGTTATCACTTATCTGCGTACCTGACTCGTCTCCGAACTGGCGCTTTACAGCAAGCGCCAGTTCGGAGACAAGCTTGGTAGCGGGAGCTATAGGCACCCGTTACATCCTTACTCTACAGTGTCCGAAGTTGTGGAGTTTACGGAGTTGCTAGGGATCATCACAAGGATGTTCCTATCAACGACACACCAGTATCCATTCTCATCCTGGCTAACGTACATGCGCATATACCAGAGACCCTCCGGGGGAAGAGGAGTAGGAATGTCAGTGTCTGCCTCATACACTGCGTACAGGGCAGCCCTAATCTCATCGTCAGTTGGAAGGGTCTCAATCTCTTCCGGCTCAGTCCACTCCTGACCGAACATGTAGTTGTTATTACGAACAGTGCTCATGATATAGGAAGTCATCTTATCCCTCACTTAGCCGTTAGTACGCAGTACTTATGAGAACTTCCAGTGCCTGCTGTCTTTATGTAGGCACGAACATATGTAGCAGGAAACTCAGTAGTAATACTTCCTACTACATTGCTGGAAGCAGGGACTGTAATAGACAGTCCCATATCTGCCCAATCGTTTCCGTCAGGAGAGCACTGAAGGCCGTAAACTGGCGCTACAGTGGCCCCTGCATTGGAGGAAACAAACAGGGAGAACTTAGTGCAGCAGTCTACAAACCTAGTTGCAGACGCCGAGTTAAGGGTATCAGATACGATTGATCTATCAATCGCCTGGTGTACTATATCTACCGGAGCGTCAGAGACCATACCAGATATAACTAGGGTGCATGTGGCGCCGCTCCCTGCTACAACCCATGCCCACCTACGTCTACCTGCTATAACCAGCGCAGGTGTCTTATAGGTACCGTTAGTCGTTATACGCGGCATTACATAGTAGTCGTGCCACGTAGTTCCATTATCGTACGACTGCTGTAGAGTAATATCAAATGTAGGTGAAGTACCAGATACTCCACTAACGTTTAGCATAAAAACCCCCGTGCATCCTGCATCGGCGGCTATAGTTCCAGCATTACTGTTAGAATTAATTACGCCAGTAGACTTATCCAGAACGTTAGTAGGCGCCATCCCTGCCGTTACTTGGTATCTAGATGTACCTGCCTGGTTAAGCAATAAGGCAACTGCGTACCCACAGATTGTATTTACTGATACAGCTGGTGAATTATTAAAAATTACAGGCACGGAGTTCTGGCTACGCGTGTGACCAACGCTAGAGGTTACCTCTACCCCTACTCGTGAGTGGGATATACCTCTAATAAAATGAAGCCTAAATTCGGCACAGCCTACGTACATGCCGCCGCAGGTAATCGTGGACCCGGGAATAGGCTGGCCCTGTAGCGGCTCAAGTTCTGTTATAAACGTAGATGTAGAACTTGTCGCTACACGGTAGAGTCCCTCGTACTGCGCGAGGTTGGTATTAGTATTATCTACAATACCACAAAGAAGTACAGTCTCGCCAGGGTTAAGCGTACCCTGGCTAGCGGCGAATGTTACAGCAGTTCTTCCGCTAAGCGGCGCTATCTGCTGTATTGAGGAAGTACCGTAATACGGAATAGCCGACGCATTTATTCTATACACACAGCCACCGTAGCTAGTAGCTGTGGCAGAAGCACCGAAAGTAACGGTAATAGTATTAGAGTCTACTACGCTGGTTATGTTTATTGCTGTTACCTGGTTTGTAAAATTAGTCTGATCCCTAATTCCGTATATTGCTACTAGATCATTTGGACCTAGTCCATGATTAGGCACAGTAAGAGTCGCTACAGTGCTGCCAGACCTACTCGCTACAGTGATAGGACCCACAGGTACGCTGAGGTTGGGTAGGTTAGTAACCTTAACCCTAGGAACAAACCCGCCAGACGGCGTTGGGATATTCTGGTCGCGGCTATACATACTGGAAGGGTTTCCAGTATAATCAGTAAGTGCTACCTGACCTGAAATCCAGTCGCCTTCATGAGCAAATTGTACGGTAGTTTTAGGCGTAAGCGGGTAAGTATATGAGGCCTGATAGTTTATTATATCATTAGGTACTACAGCGATGTCGAATGAAGATCCTGGATTCCATAAGTGTGAATAGGTACTTCCTCCAGCACTAGAGTTGACAAAATCTACGTTACCAATAACATTGTCTCTAAAGAGACACCCTATAGTATCTCTGTACCCAAGATTAGCTCTCCACTTAGTTATAGTTCCTGTGGTACCATACGTTCCGTTAGAAAAGGTCTGAGTATAAGAAAATACGTTATTAGCTGCGCCTAAACCTATAACGACAGTGCATACGTTAAGCCTAGGATCAAGTACCCCATTAATTACTATACGATCTCCCACATTAAGCCCGTGAGGAGTATCAGTAGTGATAGTGGCTACATTGCTAAGGACAGTTATACCGGAACTAAAGGTAATGGAGGGAAGTAGTTTAGCTACAGATGTCCCAGCTACGTAGTCCGCACTGGGGTTTAGTGCTGCCTTTTTAGTGCTAGAATCTACTCCTACAAGGCCAAACCACATATGGGTCTGTAGTGACCTGCGAGAAGTAGTAATCCCAAAGCCCACCCTAAATGGATGGGTTACACAAAGAGAATTAGCTCCTACCATATCAAAACTAGCCGAAGGATCCCTAGGATCAAGAGCTACACGAAGATAACTAGATCCGGCTGCATTTCCCTCAATACCATATACTACAGAGCCGCTAGTAACCGGAGCTTCCCAGTTACTAGGATTAAGGGAAGTAAATTCATCCCTATACTCTGTATTTATATCTACGCCGTCTGTCCTAGGCGATAGTATCATACACGCTCCTAAGAATAAGTTATACCGTTATGCTTATACCAGTTCTTTCCACCTACTATAGAGGATACTAGGTCCCTAGACTCGCCTAATATATCCTCCATCCTTTTATCCTCTACTGCCTTCTTTGCCTTTTCCTGCAATTCAAGGTACTGTAGAAGGTCCTTTGGATTCCTCACCATATCATTTGCGTATACCCACGCAAGAAGCTTTGGGTTCATGTCCTCTATAGATACGTATCTGACAGGGTAGCTGCTGCCATCCTCTCTGGTATGCATTATTCTATAGGGAAACTGAGGAATCTCTCTGGACTCCTCTTGAATAAGTTCTACGCTAAGTGAACTATCATACTCGTGTATTAATTCCGCTACACGGGAGTGGTCGTCGCTCAGAAAATCATACATAGGAACACCTCGATATTAAACAAAAGGGCGGGACCTTACCTAGGTCCCGCCCTTTTGCTTGCGTCAGCTTTTGTTTGCGTCAGCTTTTGTTTGCGTCAGCTTTCGATTATATCGCCAATAAAGAAGTGGGCGTTACGTCGGTGGGTACCGAGCTCACTGTACTGGTACATAGTAGCGTCGTACGCGTCATACCCGGGAACTCGATCCCACGTGCTGTTATCCCTGTTCATAAACTCCCAATCAGCGGCACGATACCACTTAAGTTCCTTCTCGTTAAGGCCGTAGATAGAGTTAGGAGGGCAGTGAGTATCGGTGACAAGGGGAACATCCCCCTTGTCAGTAGTAAAGGCGAGGCCACTAAATCCGCCCTTGAACTCCTGCACGTTAGTGAATCGGCGCTGCTGCACGAGAAGATTAGCGTAGGAACGCCTAACTCCAAGGTTGCAGAACATAACGCTAGGAGTAGACCCACCGCGCTTGCGAGCTACGTCACAGGCAGTAGTCATAAGTCCCTCAGAAAGAGCCCTAGCAGTGCCGCTGTTGGTGAACAGATTGCTGGTCCATACCGGGTCGGTGAGGTTATACAGAGTACCAATAGAGCTTACAATAGCCCCAAGCCCGGTCCACTCACGCTGAACTGAGAGGTCAGCCTTTCCTACAGAACCGGTACGCACAATGATATCAGTACTAACAACAGTTACGTTAGCCCCAGATATAGTTACCTGGGTGTCAGTAATGGTAGTAATAGTACGACCAGTGGCCTTCTGAGTTACACCTGTAGCGTCGTAAATATCCACTACACAGCCAATCTGGCTATCAAGCCAGAGAGTATGCGCTACAGTGAAGGTAGTACCAGTGGTTCCAGCAGTGATAGCAGCAAGGGTACCAGTTCCGTTGCCATATACCTGACGGTTAAGGTCTACGGCCAGATCAGTCTTAAGGGAAGTAGTCTCGTCCTCAAGAGTAGACGCGAAGGCCTGAGTATTGGTCTTAGCCAGCTCGAATACCTGGCCAGTAAGTCGCATAGTACCGTACAGGTGCCTAAGACCTACTCGTGCAGTCTTCCTACCCTGGTTACCGGCAGCAGGAAGCGCTTCCATCTCAAGACGGGCGCCTATTCCCTGGTTGCGCGAGGTCTTAACAGGGAAGGTTACGTACCTACCACCTACCTCGGAGGTTACTCCCTCCGAGGTCTTCTGAACCCTAGTAAGCGTAGTTACTTCAGCGTTAAGCTGCTCCCGCATAGTAGGCTCATATATCTCCTTGAGTATAGTTGCCACGGAGCTCATAGTAGCTGCCATTATATTACTCCTTAAGTTGCTGTGTAATAAGCTGCGCAACAAACGACCTACGCTCATCCGGACTCATCTTTGAGGGATCAAACGTAGTCGATGCCACAGACGAATTAGGCTTGAATACAGGAGGAGCCCCGGCATTCGCTACAGGGGCCCTGTACTTGCCAACAAGGTTCTCGAATGCCGCTACAGCCGATGCCATGGCCTTATCATTATCGCCAATCTGCTGAGCTGTAGCGGAAGCCCTAGTCAGGATAAACTCCCAATCAGGGGTTATACCCTTAGCCTCAAGCTCAGCGCTGTATTTAGCCTGCTGAGTCTTGAGCCATACATCAGCCTCCTGCGCTACACGTGCTTCTTCCCTAGCGAGAAGCTGCTGCTGCTGCTCTTGAAGCTGGCGTACTACTGGATTGCTAGCTATACTGGTATCAAATTCCTCATCTACAGGATTATCCTCAACTGTAGAGTTGAAATTATAGTGCTCTGCGAGCTGGTCGTACAGGGCCTTAGGGTCTGCATTAAGCGCCCTAAAGATATTAAGTCCTGCTTCTATCTCGTTAGCAGGTGTGCCTACGAACTGCTCGTAGGGCTTATACTTCTCAAACTGGCTCTGTACTCCAGAATCCCACTTAGTAAGATGCGGAGTAACTACATCATGTAGCGCAGATGGTATAGAACTAAGAAGTTCTCCCCATGCGGGATTACCTGAGTTTGCTACAGGGGTTCCCTCAGCCGCTACAGGGGTTCCCTCAGCCGCTACAGTGCCTTCGTCTTCCATGATAACTCCTTGCGCTGTTCCGTATAAGGTCCTGGCGCGCTAGTAAATCAGATTGTGTTCGATTCCCTGTTAAGTCTAAGCGCATAAGTCTTGTCATTCTTGTTCAAGGTACGCAGATAGGCCTGAGTATACGTGCCCGCGTCAAGTGCCTGAAGTCTGGTGTCCAGGTCATTCATATTGCCGTAACTATCGTCCTCTACTAGCGTAGTAGTAATCCTACCGCCCTGCCTAGTAGTGTTAGCGCACTGGGCATCAACAAACCCGTGATTAGCAGTAATGTCAAGCTGAAGGCTGTTCGCCACTTGGTATACCTCCATTCGGGTCTTGATTAGTCGCTACAGGGGTACCCTGAGCCATACTAGCCTGCTGCATAGCTTGATTAGCGGCAGCAACATGCATATTTACATGCGACTCAAATTCAATCTTTACAGCGTCAGGAAGTAGTTCGAACTGCTGAGTCTTCCTAAAAGTATTATGTACTTCTATATGTATGGCGTGATTATCCCAGGAATTTACTGGAAGAAGTGACTCCATGGGCGTAGGCTGCGGGGAATTTATCCCGTCTACACTAGCCTGGGGCGTAGATTGAAGTAGCTGCGCCTGTGCCTCTTGGAACTGCTGTATAAGCGCAGGATCTACCTTCTTGAGCTTTATATTCTCGCGCTGGGCCTGAGACTCATCTATCCTGAGTCTTTCCCACAGCCGCTGAGTACCTCCCATATCAAGCATCTTAAGACCATCCTGAGGACTAATGAATCCCATCTTCATCATGTCCATAAGAAGCGCTTGCCTCGCGGCCTTAGATACTGGGAGAGCACTACCGCCCTCCATTACTACATCGGTATTATTCTTTATATCGCTTCCCTTGAGAAGCATAACATCAAACCCGGCATCCGCGCCAGTGGTCCTGACCGTTCGCTCCTGATCCCAGTACTGAACAACTAAGTTAAGGGTCTGGTAGGCAATGTTTTCCCAGGCCTCTTCTACTGATGCGTATGTAGTACTAAGTATACCGTCGTCTTTTTCCTGCAAGAAGGAGATAGCTGTAGCAGCAGTAACTCCAGTAGGAGCAGAACCTGTACTTACCTGGTGCTGCCCAGACAGGTCTTCTATATCCGATAGTATTCTATCCTGCTCCTGTATAACATAACCAGGAAGAGGAGTAAGAGCTACCTGAGTAGGGGGAGCCATCCCTGGAGTATACTGTATTACCTGCCCGGGTTCCGTAGTCATCCTGCTTACATCTACAGAACCGGCTTGTGCAACCCACTGAGGTTTAGCCATTCTATTTCTGGCCTCAGTTATCTGAGACCGTACTCTATTATATTCCTGCTGTAGCGGGCGTACATCAGTAATAGAGGATTCGGTATAGAATACGCCAGTAGGTATATGCTCTATCTTAGTAAATGGGTACTGCCCATGGCTGTAAGGAATACCCTTATCGCTACAGTACACTACTCTATCGCCTATTACATGTACCAGACCCCCGTTGGGCAAGTACTTGCAGCCGTTGGGCTTAACCCACATCTCATAGCACATTACCGAATCAGGTTCGGCATTATTACCATTTAGATCCAGTACTATATCACTGAGAAGTTCATTACTGCTACACACCTTGGATTCCATGCCCTTAAGCATTTCACCGTACTGCATACGAGCAGCTGCAAGAGTCATAGTGTGTACAGAAAGAACATAAGGCTGTTCCTGTATATCTGTAATCCTAAGAAGAGGCACAAATAAGTGGTAAGGGGTTACAGCTGCAAACTTAACGTCACCAAGAGGTATACCTGGTCCTAGTGGGTTAGCAGGATCAGGCGCTACAGGCCCCGCTGTCTTATCCCACCATGTTTTAATAAATCCAGTGCCACACACTACTGTCCAGAAAGCGGCTTCACGAAAAGCTCTAGGAGCTTTACTATTCCTAGATACACTTTCCCATATCTGTTCCGCAGCAAACGCCGCAGCCATATCTTCATCTTCAGACGTAGCAGGTATAACTGAGGCCGATGGCTTCTGCTGCGTAAGTCTAGCAAGTTCGGTTCTAATCATAGGTCGTATACGGTTAACAGTAAGTCGTACTCTATGCTTAGGCGCCTTAGGTACCATAAGTCTACCGCCCTGGGCGGTAGTAAACTCAAGGTACTGTTTCCCTGCAAAAAAGCTTATACTTATATCCCATTTAAGCTGCGTTTTATTTCTGGCAGCCTTCATTTCCTTGTGAGCGTTAGTAATCCAGGATACAAGCTCACCATTTCGTTTTACTTCAGATAATAGCGAAGCCGGATCCGGTGTTACCGAGGTATTGCTCGAAGTCTCCATCGCTTACATCGTCCCTCCTATTAATCCTATCCGCCTCAGCCTCATCCGAGGGATCAAATTCTATACTAGAAGGGCAAACTAACTCCTGGTTCAGGCTTAATGCCTGAAACTCTAGCGGCCCCTTCGCTGCTAACATTGTTACTGTATCCTTCAACAGTGCTACTTCCTGCTGCCTTGTCTTCAGCACTATTGTATGATTTTCTAATAGTTGGCTGATAAGAAAGTAGCATGTTATGCAAATCATCAAGCATACTAGCGGTACCACTAGCAATAACACCGGCAACCTTTCCCTTAAGGTCAGCTATATCATGAATTTCACGGGGCTTATCTATAACTCCCGCTACAGTAGCCATATCGCTAAGGCACGGCAGGCAGAAAGTAAGGGCACCATAGTAATCGAAGGATAAGGTAACGTCCAGTTGCGGGGTATTATGCGTCCCACAAACTCCACAGGCAGCTGGGGATGCCACAAGATTATCTGCAAGTATAAACCTGCTCATCAGTTGCCCCCCTCTTCCGAGGCTATTCCCACTCTAGAGAACATAGTGTATCTACTCCTTCCGTAAATGCCCAGCTAGTTCTTGCTAAATTAGTATCGTACCGCTTACCGCTAGTATCAATTTCCGCTACAGGTGGCTCTACCTCCGGGCCCTGTAGCGAAGGCATGAAGCTGAAAAAGTATCTAGCGGAATCGCAAGCGTGGTCGTCCTTCTTGTGTATCTGTTCCTGCGGATTTCTATCTAACTGCGCAGCCTTAGTGGCAGCCGTCTTCCACCTAAGTCTAGGTATTTCCCAGATAAGGTTAGTGCAGTTATCCGCTATAATCCAATAGGGTTTATTAGTGTTAGGGTTAATTCCAAGGTACTGTTGAACCTTCAGTACTCCAGTCATTACATCATTATTACCCGAGGATAAGCCTATACCGTTTATAGCGTATTCAGTCTGAATACTAGTCCCAGTAACTCCCTGCCGCTGCGCTGTAGCGGGATCAGCTATCCTAATAAGTGGCTTTGGTATCTTAAGCTCTTTTTCTACTCTTTTAACTTCTTTACAGTGCTCCGCTACAGTCATCTCCGCTTTGGAGTGCTCATAGAAGGTAATAATGGTTCCGTCAGCCATAACGCTATGCCAAAGCCATGATGTCATGGCGTTATAGCCATGATCCATACTAGTATAAATAGTTCCCTTAAGCGCCTCTTCCAGTACTTCCTTAGTAAATGGTATAGTATGAGTATCTCTTTTCCAGTTCTTATATACTAGTCCGCCCATTTCAATGAAAGCTCCACACTCTCGTGCTTTTCTTTCATCAGGGTCAAGGCTATCTAGGTATCTCGCTACAGCTTCAGGGTTGAGGTAGGGATTCTCATGTATATCTACCTGGGTTACCGCGTCAGTTCCTTCACCAGGTTTATAAATAGCATCATGAATCCAGCTCATGCCATGAATAGGGGTAAGGGTAAGCCAGGCATCACCATTAGTGTCGATAAGTCGAGCCATGCACTCGTCATAAATAGTCTTAGGTGGCTCTTCATCAAACATAACGAAATGCCTACTAGTTCCAGCAAACGCGTCCAACCGCTGCTCGTAGCTCATAAATTCTAAAGTGGAGCCGTTCTTAAAAGTTAGAACTTTATCGTCACTATGATAGGCCCGTTCCCAACTCCCACCCTTTAACTCACTAGGGGGAACCCACTGCTTAAACTGAGGTATTAGTATCTGTTTAATTCCCTTATTATAGTCAACGCATACCGCTCTACCCCTAACTGGCGCTACAGGGGTACTCTTGTACGGGTGAGTTCCAGTCAGGTACCATATAGCCTCTACAACTCCCCCCACAGTCTTGCCACTTCGGTTACCACCAATATACAGTCTTGTCTTACTAGTACTTCTATGAAAAGTCTCCTGCTTAGGGTGAGGTTTATAGGCGAGAACATTAGGTTCCCTGGCCTGTTGCCTAAGCTTCTCCGCCAGGTATCCCCAAGCTTCTATATTGGTTACCGCACTACTGGCCACTATTCCTCGCTACAGCGGCAATGGCCCACATAAGTGCCTCCTCAAGATTAGTCATAGCCAGTGATTTCTCCCTACTATCCGGTATAGCCCCGTTTATAATACCCATAGTAGCCCTAATGGCTTCCTTAATAGTTATGCAACCTGTGCTAGCATCAAAGTTAACCCGCTTATCAAGCTCTTCCGGTGTCATCTCAACCCTCTTTATAAGCTCTTTCGCTACAGTCAGGTTGTGCTATCCGTAGCCCCAAGCTTAACCAGTAGCGCTATAACGCTAGTTAAGGCAGAGTTGCCTGCTTTGGCTCCGGTTATAGCCATTCCGCTACACAGCAGTTCAGAGTCATCGCCATTATGCTTGTGGGCCCCCGGGCTGGCCTGGTATTGGCCCCTCCCAAGGGAGTGGTTGGGATCCATAGGTGAGGTATCCATTATATAATCCTCTCCACTATACAATCCTGCCTATCAGCTAAGTCTAGTTATAATCATAGTGCTACCGGCTACTATATTAGGAGTGTACATAAAAGTAAGTCCTATGGTTCCAGTACTTGTAAACTGAACCATCCACTCTACTTCGGGCTGGAAGCTATCGCTAACCCCACTAAGGTTAACACCACACAATGGTATAGCCGTGCTTAACCCATATAGGTATTTAAAAGCGTTGTACTCGTAAGTACTAGTGTCTATCCTACGCCATTTAGCAGTATTAAAAGTATAACTAACGGAGGTCTGAATAGCTACATAGGGAGTATTAGAACTACTTGAGTTCATAACTGGTAGGAATTTAATATTCCACAGCCCCGGAACTATATTCCCGAAGATAAGCTCAGGTTCCGCTACAAAGCTACCATTATTATTACTATAGGTAGTTCCGGTCTTAGTTACTATATTAGTGCTTCCAGCCCCAGTGAACACATTACTATAGTAGTCCTCTACCCACGCTCCCCCGGTGTATATCCCGTTACTCCAGGTTCCCGTGCTATCCAAATAGTAGTGTTTCCCTGAGTCAGTGCACTTTATGAACTTCCCAGGATAATTATCCGCTACAGGTTTAGTGCTCTCGGTCACCAGTATAAGTCCCGAGGTCCCATCAAGCCTATTCCAGTTCCTAGTTATATCAGCCAAGGCCGCAGGATCTGAATTCTCAGGTATCCTAAGGCCAGTCCTACTAGTATAAGTTGCCATTAGTTCTCCTCTATAGCCGCTACAGTGCCACCTACGCCCCTACTCCCTGCCAGTAGGGCTAGCTCCCCGCCTATCTTATCTAGTACCGCAGGGTCAACAACATTCCTGCTAATAATGTCGATAACCTTACTTAATACCTCAAGAGTAGTACTACCTGTAGTAGCCCCAGTATTATCCGCTACAGAGTCCCCTCCTGACTTATGAAGATTATGGAGCATCTTGAAGGCAGTAGTATTACCTATAACTGCCTGCTCCACTAGCGCCTGAGTAACCTCAGGCATGTTATTATCAATAATAGATTGAGTTCTATTAAATACTAGGTTCCTAAAGCTAGGTTCCTTCATCCAACAGTCATACATATTATAGCTACATCCGGCAGCTGCAAGCCTTTCCCTAAGACTCTTTCCCGCTACAGTGGGATCAGTGAGGTACATTGCTACTTTAAACTGATCCTCAGTTAAACCATAGATAGCCTTAAGCTCATCTATTTCAGAGCCCCTGACAGGCCTATAGTAGTTCTCAGGCGGGGATGTAACTGTCGCTACAGGGGATGTAGCGACAGTATCAACCTGTGACCCCGCACCCGGAACCACATAAGCTACCCGCTCCAGTTCCTTAAGGTGAGGATTCACCGCGCTATCAGGCCACTTTAGGTTAAGCCCACGCATAAGAGCTTTATGCTGAAACCCCTTAGTAGCCATTATACCTCTTACTATAGTGACTGTAGTGTCTGCCGCTATCGCGGCATCCGCTACAGTCACACGCTTACCTAAGGCCACATTACCAGACAGATAGTTCAGAAGCTTAATCTCGATACTTGGAGCCACGCTACACCTCCTATACCACTCCCGCTACAGGGAAGCATCTATTCTCTATTCTCTATTCTCTATTCTCTATTCTCTATTCTCTATTCTCTATTCTCTATTCTCTATTCTCTATTCTCTATTCTCTTAATGATCTTGCTCTATTCTCTACTTTTTTGGGGATGGGTTACGGATAACATGTTTCCACATTGTTTCACCTATACAAGATGTTGATGTACTTGACCTTATGTATTTGATCTTAGTATTTGACCTTAGTATCTAAGTTACTCGAAAGTAGCGCGAGATAAGCCGAAAAGATCTTCCCGCCGCACTAAAGTCCCTCCCCCCGATGCCGATACAACTACTATACACGGGAGCCGTCAGAGTGGCGGCCACACAGCGGGCCTGCTATGATGACAGCAGGCCAACAACCAAAGGAGATAGTAAAATGACCGAGCTTCCTATCAACTCAACGTTCGCAACCGCCGCTCTTCCTATTCTGGCGGAGCACGCCGCCAAGCTGCAGGCCCTTGCAGCTGAGTTCGGCTCCGCAGATGGTAGCACTAACCTTATCTTTGAGGTCAGGGACACTACCCCTACCACTGATGAGGTTATTTTGCAGTACCGCGCGAATATGGAGGTTATTAACTCCAAGGTTCTTGAGATGCAGGCCGCGGTTGAGGCACACATCCGGAGTATCACTCCGGAGCCTGCTGATAGGCGTCCTACCGACGTTATCGTGGCGGAGTACAGGGCCGAGAAGGCCAAGTACTCCAACGTCGTAAGCTCCCTCTCCGTCTTCATTGGCGAAGAGGATGCTGCAAAGTTCAAGGAGTACATCTCCGAGAGCGCAGAGATGTACTTCCCCCCCATCAAGGGAGTTCGTACTACTCCCGCTACAGGTGGCGTCAGCACCCCCAAGCCCCGCATTATCGAGGCATACGTTGATGGGGTTCACGTCACGAGTAAGTCCCCAATGAAGGACGCCAACGGTAATAACCGTATCTCGTCAAACTTCACCAGTGTTGCTGCGCACCTGAGTAAGGTTAGCGGCACAAAGGTGGAGGTTACTGCTCTTCACGCCGCCGCATTCTCTGCCGCTGGAACTAACGAGCTCAAGGGGCACGGTCCCGTTGAGTTCAACTTCACGGTGAATGCCGTGAACTACCTCATCAAAGTAGTCCCCAACTGATATAACTGCGCTCGCAGTAGGGCCCTACCGACTAATTACCTAGTCGGTAGGGCCCTACTTGTGTTTCTCCCCTTCCACTGACACGCGGGGCAGTCACGAGGCCGGGAGACGGGCGTACAGGGCCGGAGAGAGGCACTTCCGGGGCGCTCGCGGTGCCGCCGGGAGGTGATCCACTTGACCCTAGCATACCACACCGAATCGGACTAAGGGGGGATAAAACACGAGCTGGGCTAGACTAAACGAGTGAAAGAAAACTCAGCCGTTTCGGTACTCAAGTTCTCGCTACAGGGGGACGATAATGTACTTGTAAGCGAGAAGAGAAAATAAAAGCTCCTTGACACGTGAATAGTGGACCTGAAGGCAAGGGGATACAGTTCCCGCTACAGGGAAGTGGCGATGGCTGGTCTTAACTCCTACTGTACCAATTCTGTGAATAACCCGGGAAGTGGAGGTAGTTGAAGTTGACCCGCGAAACTGTATCCCGAAAATCGGAGGATAGTACTTCTCGCTACAGGGAGAGGTGACGAGAAGTACTGTGACGAGAAGTACTGTGACGAGAAGTACTGTGACGAGAAGTACTGTGACGAGAAGTACTGTGACGAGAAGTACTGTGACGAGAAGTACTGTGACGAGAAGTACTGTGACGAGAAGTACTGTGACGA